AACCGCGTTTGGAATGACGTTCCCGGTCGGGCCAGTGATCGCCGTCTGAAACTTCTGCATCTACTTGCTCCTGCATACGTGCCCGCCTTTGCGAAGAATCTTCACTGGCAGTGGCCCATCGCGCTTAACGATTGTCCGCACTTTGGGCTTCTTTTTAGGGCTGACGGCACCCATACCACGAGAAGGCATCATTAGATGTACTTCTTTTTCATAGAAACGCTGTTGCCTTGGGTCTTGCCCTTGGACTCAACGCCGCCACCTTTCGCCATCATGGAACGTGCGGGAGGGGGAACAGTCGGACCACCGGGAAGAGTGGCACGTGAACCGTCGCCCATCATAGCCGCCATGCCCGGACCCCTACCGTAACTACGGCGGGGATCAGCACGACCACCCATAGCCATCTTTTTGGTAACCGCACCGCCAGCCTTGTAGCCCTTGGCTTTAGGCTTAGCCTTATTAGCCTTTTCCATTTTCTCGCCTTTGGCATACTGCTCAGGCGTCATCTTGCCAGACTTGATGGCACGCCCCTCTTTCAACTCCTCACTCTCAGTTTCCTTACCTTTGAAGAGTTTTTTAAAGTCAAACTTGGGCTTTGCCATCACACAAACCTCCCTTTGGTTTTGCCGCTCTGAGTACAGCCATCAGCTTTGGAGACATAGCCACCAGACGCCATTTTCTTAGGCTTAGGAGCGGGAGCTTTGGGCTTAGGAGCCGGTGCTTTAGACTTAGGTTCACCACGATGGATTTCTTTTCCTGTCGCCGCATCAGCTTTTTCTTGTGCAAGAGCGTCGTCAGAAAGTTCTGTTGCGGGGTCTGGAAAAGTATAATCGGCTGTTCCTTTCGGCGCTTTCATAGCAAACTCCTAACACTTCCACGCCCGAAGGCTTTTGTTGATCCGAGAATTAGGGTCTTTAGCGGTTTTCTCGCTAGTGAGCTTCTTCTTCATTCCTGACATTCGGGCGCAGAAGGAATCCCTGCGGGAACCACCTTCTGGTTGAGGGGCTTTCAATCCGGGCTTGCCGGGATTAGCCTTGTTGTATGAGGCACGGCCTTTGGCGTTCAATCCGCCAGCGGGAGCTTTCCCCTCTTTACGGGTCCAAGCGGGCGATTTAGCCATAGGTAAAACCTCTTTACCCAGTAGACCAAATAAAAAAACTCTAGTCAAGTGATAACAGGAGTCCAATTGGGAGTCTGTATTATATTAATATCCCCCCATGCGGGAGATCCTGCGGGAGACAACGTAGCCCAGCCGGGACTCTGTAAAGTATTTATGCCCACCCATGTGGGTATGATCCCGGATATTTGAAATCCGTCGTTTTGAAACGCGTCGAGTTGGAATGCAAGCGCACTGACAATATAACTTGTATTGATATCCCCCCAGTTGGGGGTCTGTGTACCGTCTATATCAACCCATGCCACGTTACTTGTCCGGTTTGGTCAGCGTTGCGTGTAGGTCTTGTATAGCTTCTTTAAACCATGACATAGCAAATTGCTGGAAATCAGGGTTACGCTGAACAATAGCAGGGTGCATCCCGTTCCCCCAAACTGCGATGAAATTGCAGCTATATCCATTTGGGTTTACCTCGATGTCAGTGTGACGGGCATTGCCCATACGCCACTCCTTCGCTAGGTAGTAGAACCCCATTTCTGAGAACGGCTCTTTGTGGGTGGGGTCACCGTAGTACCGGGTCGAGGCCCAGTGAGGGAGGATAATCGTGCATTTAGCACCGGGTTTCAGAACGCGAAACAACTCATTGAAGAAGTGTACGCGCTGCCACTTGTCGTTCAGGTTGGTCAGATGTTCCAGAAAATGGCTGCTATGCGCCTCATCAACCGAGTTATCTTCCCAAGGCCAAGGGCTAGTACCGATATCCAGAACAACGTCTACACCCTCCATCGGGTACTGATCTACACCAAGGAAGCCTTCTTTCTTGTTAGGGCCGCAACCCAGATCAATCTTTATTGAATCAGTCATAACTATACCTACCACGTAAAATCTTCAACGCCGAACGCGCCGGTCATATCGTAATGACCTACTTTAACTGAACAGTCGATGGCACATCTATAGCCGTGCTTTCTAAAATCTGACCATGCGTAGAGATCCTGAGTGCCAACTCCTTCAGCACCAGCAATCGTCTTGAACCACGGACGGCGGAGACGCTCGTCTTTGAACATCGCCAAGCGCCACAAATTAAACCCCATACCAGTTCCACAGCACTCGACCAGACCACCATTAGGATCGGGAGGCTGAGGACGGAAGTTCAGTACAGGATCTTTTGGGTCGCCCCAAATCTGAGGCTGGCCTCCCGGCCCCTTAGTCCAGTACAACCCGCCGATACAAGAGAACTCGGGGTGCTTCTCCATCTGGTGAATGAGCTTAACGATCCCATCAGACGGCGGGATGTTGTCGTGTTCGATAGTCAGCAGGTACTCCCACTGACCAAGATCCGGGTGTGCAATGATCTCTGCGATAGAGTTAGAGAACGCCTCACCCACTTCCATCCCGATAGCCGCCATGCGGTGGGCTGCTTGGTTAGGCGGGAAGATCAAGCCGCAATGGGAGAGATAGACCTTGGTAGGAATAGTCGCCCCGGCGGGGATCAACATCACAGTACGCTGCTTCTTCCAGCTATTGCCTTCAACTATACGGGATGTAGACGCGGCAAGGTCTTGATTATGGTGTCCACCGTCTAACGAGACTATTTGGGGTTTCATATTTATTGGAACTTACGGGCTATAGTAAACAAGGTACGTCGGTGCAGGGAGCGGGTCTGCGGGGTCCACAACAATATAATAACCTGAACTTATAGAATAGCAAACCATCCAGTCTTTTCCGTCTACAGTGATGATGTACATAGTTAGGCAATATCTGATTGAAAAATGATGATGGGAGGACGAAACGCGTCAGCGTTGGTTCCTCGTATTTGCGAAAAAGCTATTGAGTTCGGGAAAGCTGTTGTGGTTTGGCTGTAAACCCCCGCACCTAAAAACAACTGGTTAGACGTAGCTACAGAAACACCAAACAAACCGTTGTAGTTGGAGTTAAGCGCAGATTGCCTACACTGGTTAAAAGTAGCATTCTGGCCTGCGGAAGACGAACTTGAAATCACACCCAAGAAATACTCACCCCGCGATAGTGTGGTTGTGTAAGGTATGGTTACTTGTTTTATACCAGAGTACAGAGAATAGCTTCCTGCCGTACCGCTTAACGTAGCAGCTACAGAGGTAGAAGTGCTTCCAAGAAGGGACATAGTTGACCCGTTTTGTGTGTACAACCCTATCGACATAGACACGGTATGGGAACCCGTAGAGTTAGTGGCGTTGCTGATAAGAAGTATTACGCCATATTTATTAAATTGAACTGGGTTCTCAAGGTCTATATGGTCAAATATCAAAGAACCCTGACCTATAGTACCTGCGGAATATATAGCGTCGTTGTAGTGGTTGTAACCAGACAGAGTGTATTGAGGCACTACACTCGCCGTAATCGTCGAGCCGTTCAAGCCAAACGACACCCCGTTAGAGTTACTGAAAACAACAGTCTGAAGATTGTTGGACGTTGCACCCGCTGAGAAATTGACCGCGCCACCACTGCCAGCAGCGGTGAGATATGCGGGAATGCCGAGGTTAAGTCCGTCAGTCCCCAACGCACCTGTAACCACACTTCCGGCAGTCGTAGCGGTAGTAAAGCCCGTACCCGCTATATTTCCGGCGGCTTGGGTCTGAACAGATTGAGTAGTCAGATAAGCAGGTACGCCAAGGCTAAGACCATTGCTGTTGTTAGTTCCAACGATGGCTGTACCAGCGGTTGTCGTACTGAAGAAGCCCGTACCCGCTATAGCCCCTGACGCTTGGGTCTGAACGGTTTGGGTTGTTATCCCGTTATGGCTAGCCGTGATCTGGCTGCTGCCCGACATCCCAAACGTGATGCCGTTGGAATTAACGAAGTTTACCGTGCCACTCGTTGCAGTCTGAGTACTCGCGCCTAATGCTACTCCGCCACCCGCACCACCAATGATAGATATCGTGCTTCCAGCAGTGGAGATTGTGATGTTCGCGCCAGCTACGAGGCTCGATGTAGCCGGGGCTGAGATAGCTATCTGGGAATTGTTAGTACCCGACAGGGTTAGGTTTATCCCAGAGAAGTTAAGCGTGCTACCAGAAGCCGTAGTGTTACCTGACGTATTACCAGACAGGTTGGCATACATGATTCCGCCAGCGGCGGCGGTGAGATAAGCCGGTACACCAAGGTTAAGTCCGTCAGTCCCCAACGCACCTGTAATTACAGTTCCAGCGGTCGTAGCCGTAGTAAAGCCCGTACCCGCTATATTTCCAGAAGCTTGAGTCTGAACAGATTGAGTAGTCAGATATGCAGGTACACCAAGGTTAAGCCCGTTGGTGCCCAAAGCACCTGTAATTGCTGTGCCAGCGGTAGTGATAGACGTAAAGCCCGTACCCGCTATAGCCCCTGACGCTTGGGTCTGAACAGACTGAGTAGGCACCGTATAGGAAGCAACAATCGCATTACCAGCAGATGTATAAAACGTCAGTCCATTGGCGTTGCTGAAGCTGATGGAACTCGCAAGGGTCGCCGTACCCCCACCCGTACTATTAGTAGCAGCTACGGCAATAGATAAATTAGATGCGGATGATTGGGCCGCAGTTGTTAGGTAGGCTCCAGCAGACTGCAACGCTGTCGTGATGTTACTGGCAAGCCCGAAGGTGATGGACGATCCCGCCGTAGAAGAAGACAGACTAGAACCTACGTTAAGGCTTATCTGCCCTGACGATCCGTTGACGTTAGATACGTAAGAAGTAGGAGCCGCTGCGGCGCTTGCCGTAAGCGTGCCGTTATTTAGCCCAAATGTGATGCCGTTTGAGTTGGAGAAAATTACTGTCCCAGACGTAGCCGTCTGAGTACTCGCCCCGATTGCTACACCACCGCCTCCAACAGCCGCAGTGAGATAAGCGGGAATGCCGAGGTTAAGCCCGTTAGTCCCCAAAGCACCTGTAATCACACTTCCGGCTGTTGTAGCAGTAGTAAAGCCCGTACCCGCTATATTTCCGGCGGCTTGGGTCTGAACGGACTGAGTTGTGATGCCGTTATGGCTAGCTGTGATCTGGTTACTTCCCGCCATCCCGAACGAGATACCGTTGGAATCAGCAAAAGACACCGTGCCAGTAGATACAGACTGCGTACCTGCGGACAGTGCTGCGCCACCGCCTCCTCCTCCACCTGTACCATAGATAACAATCGTTCTACCTGTACCAGACAGGCTTATGTTACCTGAACCTTGAAATACGACGTTTGTGCCGCTGACGGTGCTGGCACCTAGCGTGTTACCCGAGAGGGTGTAGTACTGATTGTGGGCTGAGTTCCAGTCAGAAGGGCGAACAATGTTAGTGTTCGTGCCATCCGCTATCTGGTTTGAAAATACGTGTGATATGGCCATATAGTTACGCTGCTAACCAAGCTAAAGTTGCACCTAAGGCAGCCGCTGCGGGACGAATGGCAACAGTAAATTGAACGTGTTGCGCCGCACTGCTGATTGTCCATGCGCTAGGAGTTTCAGTTGCGGTGTTTAGAAGACGTTCGCAAGATTCTGTAACATTTCGACTCGTACCTGTAGCAGCCGAACGAGCGGGATCAGTGTAACTTGTAGAGTACGTACTGACAGTTGGAGTGTTAGCTATATGCGCCACCGCCAGCCATAATGTATCTTCTGCCCCCCATGTAGGGGTTAAAGCAGAAAACGTAACCGTTGAAGTAGCGCCTCCAGCAGAAATAACCTCAACTGCTCCTTGGCACCCTGTTACTCGCCAAATAGTCCATGATGCTTGCGCAGAAACACTAAGACCAATAGATAGCGCGGCGTTTCCTTCAGTACCGTCTGCTACTTTGGAAAAATATGATCCTCTTACGTTACCCGCACCTTGAACAGCAGTAGCGATTGTCGTCCACGTACCGGCAGTAGTGTTATCCCACGTAACCGTAGGAGCACTCGCGTTACCACACGTAAATGCAATAAAAAGAAAGTCACCCGCGTTTATCGTAGCGGGCAGCGTGACCGTATGGCTCGTAGCTGTAGCTGAAGAGGCCCCAGTAGTTCTGGTCTGGACGGTTGGGAATGCCATTTACGTTCCCAGTCTAAGGAAACGGAATCGGGGCCATGAACCAGCCCCCTTTTAGCCATAGACAACAGTAGCGGTACAGTTGGTCAAGGTGCCGTGTACGTCCGTATCAAACAAGATTCCCTCGCCGGGAAGGATTGCGTTAATCGCCCCCGCAGCGGCTGGGGTGTCAATCTGAAGACGAGTGACGCCAGAAGCGCCACCATCCCGAAGAATAACACTACCAGCCGTTGCTGTAGCGGCGATAAGCACACTCTTGACGCGAGTACGGCTACTTACGACAGCCGTACCTGTTGCAGCCAGATACGCACTTTTTACGTCTGTTTGCATAGTCATGGTAGCGTCTCCCGCTTAGCTATTACGGGCCGGTGACACTGGACGGAACGTAGGTGCCATCAAGTTGACGGACAAGGTACTCGACTACAAGGACTACAGTACCCGCCGACAATCCAGTACCGCCGAAGGTGTACTTGATAGGCAGATCAACCGTACCAATGTTAGCGAGGGTAGCGGCAGCGGCGACGGCAAACGTCATCGAAGACGCAAACGCGGTGGCCGTTGTCAGCGTGAAAGCAGTGGTGGCCGTTGTAGAACCTACAAAAACCGTCAGTGTGGGCGTTGTACCAGTAATACCCGCCGTGTAAAGCGATATGTCTGTAATCAACGAGCCAGCGGGAATCCAAAAAGCCGTTGAAGTAGCAGCATCGCTGTACGTGAGCGTTGCAGACTGCCCAACTATAGTAGCGCCAGTGTTACGAACGAGGCCAGCGGTGGTGCCGGTGGTGTTTTTTACCGTGCCCAAAAGCCACGGACCAAGGTGAGTTGCAAGTCCCATTGAAATATCCTCATGCACAAGTCGCTACGTCATCTGTGCATCGTCCCTCTAGGTAGGGCTGACGTAGCTAAAATAAGTCCTAGACCTTCTACCTATATACCCTTAGATGATTGCTACGTCAATAAAAAGACAAAAAAACGCCCCCACGAGGAGGGCGTAAAAGCCGGGGGTTCACCCCGGCTACCTGCAAGAGAAGCTAAATCAGGTGGAACCTGACGAGCCAAACACGCCAAGCGGGTCCGACCAGCCGAAGCTGTATCGTTCACGACTTTTGTATCTGACATTTCCCGTGTCAAAATCACCGTCCATTGAGTTAGCCAGCGGGGTGCGGACGAAGTGCTTCAGGCCATTGGGCACATCCGTCATCATGAACCAACCATTGGTGTCAGTGAGGAAGTGATTGACCTTGTAGCCTTCCGGGATCGAGCCCATCGCCTTCAGCGCGTTGATGTCGTTGTCAGTGGTGCCGACACGGAGTTCCGTATCCAGCAGTCGCTTAGCAACAAACATCAGTGCCGGGGGTACAACGAGTTTGCGGGGCTTGGCTGCGATCAGCAGACCACGCTCATCGGTCCATGCTGCTACTTGAATTACCGCCGCCTCAAGGGAGGTTTCGTTCAGGTCAGCTTGGGTCGTGAATGTGTTGCTGTTGTTGCCACCGGATACCAGTGGGTGAGCGGTCGAGAACAGAGCGGCTCCATCACCGCCTGCATAGGCAGCGGAGAAACCGTTGTTCAGAACCGAAGCAGCCTTAACCTGCTTGGTGTACGCCATAGCACGGGCGAGCGACTTGGTGTAGCGCTTGCTGAGCGAGTCGTACAGGTTATCTTCCACCGCTTCTTCAGTGATGGAGAAACCAAGCGCGATGGTCTCGTGGTTGTAACGGGCAGTCCATGCTTCCTGTGCGTTGTCGTACTGGATAGCTTGGCCTTCGTTCTTCACCGGAGCGGCGCTGAAGCCGGAGAGTTTCGTCTCCTCTTCAAAAGAACGCTCAGAGGTCTCTACTTCGTAGATTTCCTTGTGTTCTTCGCCGTAGGTGCTGTACTCCATGCCGAACAGAGCGTTCAGGCCGGGGAGCAGTTCTTTGAGAAGTTGTGCGCGTGAAATAGCCATTAGTTATTGCTCCCTATCAGGTGCCAGCGGCGATGTTATAACGATGAACGCCGAAGTTCACTTTAACGAGAACTTCAGGCGTCACAACAACAGCCACGGTGCCTGCAACCGTCGCGGTCGAAGCCGTTACAGTCAGAGTGGTCGAGCCAGTTGTAGTGACAGTCGAAGCAGCAGTCAGGAACGAACCCGTGTACTGCAAACCACCGAACACCACGTTGAACACTTCAGCACCGACCGGAAGCACAGCACCGACCGGAAGGCCCGTAACAACCAGCGAGGTCGTACCCGTACCGGAAGAGTAAGTGGCTCCGTAGCTGACCTGCGTGTCCGTTGCGAGTCCCAGAACGCGGAAGCCCGCCGTCGAAGCGCCAGCCGCCGTAGCAGCGATGACACCGTTAGCCGAGTTGCCCGTCGCAGTCGAACCCGTCACGGACGAGTTACCGACCATGTTGGAACCGATGTTGATGGTGTTGGCAGACGAAACCAATGTCGAACCCGCCGAAGCGGTGACAGCGCAACGTACTACAATATCCGGGTCATCAGCGACGACTACCGTGATGTCGCCAGCCAGCGTACCGGAAGGCAGGTACTGCGAGTACAGACGCTGCTTGGTAGCCGGGTTGGTGAAGTAGCAACCGAGGAAGATGCCGATAGTGTTGTTAGCGGCAGTCGAGTTAACCGGAAGCGTGGGGATAACGATGTTACCACCAGACAACGTCACGGGGTCGCCATAGAAAATGGCAGCCGAGTTGTTGTAGTTAACCGAGTACATACGAGTCGAACCCGAAAAGGGTTGCCCGCCGATCAGGTTGATCGGCTTATAGCCATAAGGCTTGTCAATCGTAGGGTAAGCCATTGAAGACTCCTATTAAGGTTTGGTTCCGCGTCCGAAGGACGTAGCGGAGCGTTTCTCGTTAAAGAGCGGCATCCTCTCGTCGTTCGACCGCATAAAGCTATTGTCAACCGCCTCCATCTGATGCTGCGCTTGACGGGAGTAATACTCTGCCCGCTGTTGCGCCATCTCTTCGGGGGCCTTACACAACAGCAACCCACCAATCTCAATGTTGTCCTTGAAACGGGTATTGCTGTTGGGATCGTTAAACATCATCAGTTCCGGTACCTCAGCCGCCTTTACAGGCTCCCAACCTTCCCGAAACTTTGCAGACGCATTGGTAGGGTCCATTTGGCCCATAATGGTCGTCCGAATCCATCTAAATACCCATCCAGCCTGCGGGCGCGGGCTAGGAAGAGTCTCCGGCGGGGCCCATGCTTGCTTTCGCTGAGCGGATTCCCGATTCTCTACTTCACGAGCTAGACGACTATCAGCCATTTTGATTCTCCAGTTTCATCAATTCTCTTGCATACGCTTCGTTGGTCAAGCCAAGTCTCTTGGCAAGCGCAACTTGCGATGGTGTCAGGCGGACCTGACGCGGCGCGGTACTCCGCGTAGCTGGAGCAACCACTGTAGTGGCTGATCTGCGCGCAGTAGACTTAGTCTGCTGCGGTTCAGCGTCCTCGAAATAATCCGAGAACCGCTTCTTCATCGTCTCATTAACTCGTCGGTAGTAATCGTCGCTGCGCGGATCGACACCCGACCGGACCAATTTTTCGTGCAAACCCAATGCGAGGGCGGTCATTTCCTCGTCAACACCGAACCATTGGTTCTTTTCTCGCCATGCTTCAGCCTTTTTATCGACTGTCGCTGTGCGGGGTGTCTGAGCCTGTTGTGCAATTTGTACACTACTATCATCTTGCTGTAAAGAGGGACGAAAGTTTTCTACCTCACGCATCCGAAGTTTTGCGTCGGTAAGAGCTTCTTGAGCATCGGTGATTAGATCAGAGTCACCAAGGTCGTATGCTTGCTTTAGTTTCTCTTTAGCGGTTAATACTTCGGCGGAGGCAGACTTGGTCACCTCATGGACAAAGGCTTTCTCACCCGCACCGAGGGTATAACGAAGTTTTTGGTTCTCTTCATGGGCTCGCTGTGCGAATTGCAGGGCTTCTTCCCGTTCCCGGTGCGCCCGCTCTTTCTCGCGCCGCTCGTCATGCCAGACTTTCTTCATCTGCCCGAGACGTTTCTTGACCTTGTCGGAATACTCTTCCAGATCATCGTTTTCCAGTTCGTCCACTACATTTCTGGGTAGCGGAACGCGGCCACGATCCTCTGGGGGAGCATCGTCCACAATCTCAATTTCTAGATCATCGCTACCGTCAATAGCTTCAATCTCGTCGGGGAACTTGTAGTCTTCGTCAGCCATGATAATTTCCTTTATGCGCGGTACAGACCGCGTGGATCTTCAACGACACCTTCGACAGTATCGTCATTGATGATGCGCCACTCCGTGCCATGAATCTTCAGGCGGGTACCGGAGTACGCCCTGACCAACACGAAATCGCCCACTTTGCACCAAGGCCCGGTCGGAAACCGATCCTTGTCGCTGTAAGCCATATCTCCCATCTTGGCGACGAACAGGACTACGGTAGTCTGCTCCTCGACCCGGACAGTCTCAGTGGCTTTGATCAAGCCGGAATCCCCGTATGTGTCCTCGATCTTGGGGACCATACAAAGAAGGCGGTAGCCTTTCGGTTCAGGCAATTGTCTTGCCTTATCGTCAGCTTCCTCGGCTATGCGTTGCGTTAGTTGCACATTTACATCACTCATCGGCACCTTCCTCTAGGCGTTTTGCAAGGTCATCTATAATTTGCTTTGCGTGGTTAAGACCCTGAATCACCCCACAAAGACGTTGATACTCCGCGTAGTCCTTTACCCCGCCTCGGGTAAGGTGGTCGGATATGGTGTGCGCCTGTTCATCCAGCTTGCTATGCAAGTGAGCGACGGCGGATTGTTGACTCATTCATCCTCCTTTTTCTTGGGTTTACTAGCTTGTTTAGCCTGCGCGACACGCTGTTCGCGGTTGTTCTCGACTTCTTTGTTCCGTAGGGAATGCTCACTACCCATGCGGTAGCCGTCCATCTCCTGCTGTGAATCTTTGAGACGCATTTGATTTGCGGAGTCCTCCGAACGCATCTCGTTCTGCTCTTTCTTGTGCATCATGTCGTACCCAAGACGGGCACCATCTAGTTCATTCCGCATCCCCATCTCTCTCTCGCGCAGGCGTAACTCGTCTCCACGGGCGATTACGTCAGCTTGGTCTTTCATTTTCTTGCGCTCGATCTCAGCCATTTGTATCTGAGCATCAAGCTGAAGCTCCTGCCCTTTCAGATCAGCAAGCTGTTTCTTGATCTGCAAGTCCATCTGCTGCATCTGCACCAGCGGATCTTGTTGTTGCTGTTGGGCCTGTTGAGCCTGCGCTTCTGCCTTGTCCTTCTGGAGAAGGCGATCTGCTGCTTGAGACGCAAGTTGCGAAAGCTGTACCTCAATCTCAGGCGTGAGGTGCCCAACTTCTTTATCGTCTCCATCGAAATCAGGAGGCGGGGGAAGCGATGCCCCGAGTTGTTTCTCAAGGTCTTTACGGTACTGGAACGCTATATGTTCCATCAGGTGATCGTTTGCTGCGGCCATAATGGCCTGCGCTTTGGGGTTCTGACCCATGATGGCGGCAATCTTCGGGTCTTGCATCATCGCCATGTGTACAGCAATGTGTGACTCGTGGTCTTGGTACAGGAACGCCTTGACCGGCTTCCCGCGCATGATCGCCATGTTCTCCGACACCGGATCAAGCGGCTTCATGTCCGTCTCGTCAGGTATGAGTTTATCTGCGTTCTTGATACCCAGAGTCTCAATCATCTGCCGGTGGAGCAGTGGCAGGTCGTAGATATCGGGTGAGGTCTGGGCTAGCTGAAGTACCGCTTGGTACTGCACTACTCTCTGGGCGAGTGTGGACGCGTTGGGGTCAGATACAGGAAGAACGTCTACTTTATCGTAGTCAGACCTTTTAGCCCCCGCGTCCCCAATATTCGGCTCGTAGTCATACTCCTCCGGGGTATTGTCCCGGATAATAGCTGCGAGCAGCTTGAACTCTTGCTTCATGGC